ACCGCTTGAGTTGACGCATAGGCAGTAGTTGTTGAACTCCAAAAAGTTGCTAACTGATCTGCCCATGTTAATTCTGTCCACGGATAATAGTTTAATCCTTTGTTTCCAGTAACCCCCATGTTCATCAAAGACCAAAGTTCGTTAATATTAGGTAATCTCCATCTGCTTGTATAACTTCCTATTGAAGTAGCCAAAGCGTTATCTATTGCATCATCCCAAGTATTTCCAGAAAACGCACTATCTCCATATCCAAGAACCTCTGTCCCGTTGTAAGTACTCCAATCAATAATTATTTGATTCGAATAAGTCTGACCGCCTAATTCATCCGTAAATCGCTCAGTTGTTCCGAAAGGATTTGCAGAAGACAAAGTTAAAAAATCTGTTGCTCTACCTTTTTCTAAATCTCCATCATCGCCAGTACGATAAGATACTGTCTGATTAGTCTTCATTAAATCTGCTCCTACTGGAGCTGCTCCGCTACCTCCCGAAGCTGGTCTAAAACCCGTATTCTCTCGTAAGAAAGTTCTTAGAGTTGCCTCAGTATAAGCAGACGCTGAATCATCAACCCAGTTAGTTGAATCTGCATAAGAGATAACTAATTGGTCATCCTCAATAAGCCCCTCAGTTAATCTAAATACGCTGTTATATTCATCGTAAACTGTCTTCCCTATTGGGAATAGTCTTGAGTTGTTATCTGCGTCTACTGTTACTATGTAGTTTCCAGACTTATAAATTTCTTTTGCCATTGTTTTTGTGTTTATATTTTTATGTTAATGTAGTTCCTGTTACTGTGAAGTCTCTTACTGGAAAATAGTTTTTACTATTTGATTTATTATCAAATGATATTAGCCTATTCCTAAATGATGATAACCAATAAGCATGTCCTGACGAATATGAAGTAGTTGTCGAAGTCCAAAAATTATATTGATTTTTTAAAAAAACGGATTGATTAAATGGAAAATATGAAAATGCTGGATTTCCAACTACTGACATATTTATAATATTCCAAGCCTCGTTTGTATTTGGTAATCTCCAGCCACTCGTAAAACTCCCTATGGAAGTTGCTAGGGCTTCATCTATACAGTCATCCCAGATAAGTGCAAAAAATGGAGAATCTCCATAACCTAAAACAGTTGCTCCATCATAGGTTGACCAATCAATAAATATTTTATCACTATATACTTGAGTACCTAACACATCTGTAAATCGGTTAGTATTACCGAATGGATTATTACTAGCAAGAGTTAAAAAATCTGTTGCTCTTCCAGCTTCTATATCACCATCATCACCAGTACCATAGGATATTGTCTGCCCAGTTTTCATTAGAGTAGCACCAACAGAACCACCGCCACCTCCAGCTGCTTGTGCTTTTATATAATAAGTTTCTTGTACCATATTACAGTTTAGTTGCGTTTAATCTGATCACAGCAGCTATATTAACGTCTACTGTTATTGCTCTTCCAGCTATGATAGTATCTCCTAAAGTGTAAGCAGCTCCAGCCACTTGTATTGTAGTAGTTGGTGCAGCTAGAATATTTGTAATGCTATCTATTGACATTTCAAAAGGAGCATAAAAATCAACAGTTTGAGCGTCTACCAATTCAACTACAAATTCTGGTTTAGATTGTATGTAGGTTTTTACATCGTCAGCACTAGCTTGAATAGTAGTAAAAGAAGTGTCTATATCTCCTTGAGCTACTGCAAATAAATCTGTATCCTCTAAAGGTGTACCAGTTGGTAAGTTACTTATTCTGCTGTCTGCCATTGTTAATTTTTTTTATCGCTTTCTTTAGCTTAATTATGTTCTTCTTTTTTACTTTGTACTTAATCATAAAAACCAGTTCGTAAAATTAACGTCTTTGTCTGGGTACATATCTCCGTTACTGTTGCTGTTGTATTCTGGATATAACGTAGAATTGTTACACATATAATCTGTGAATCTCTTAGCGTAGTGTTCTGCTATGCTTCGCTCTTTGTTTACTAAAAAGTCTACTTCGTTTTTCTCTACTGTTTGTGAGTTCTCAGAGTTATGCTTATACACTCCCTTGTTAGCGATTGTGTAAGCTGCGAAAGGCAAATATTCTACCATTCCATAATGGATAACCATTGGCTTTATATAGTCAGTTACAAGACTCAAGTAGTTACCAGTAAGCGTACCAGCTACGATGTCGTTATTAATCTTATCAAATAAATCAGTACCGAGATAATTCTGTATATGTATATCTTGAGCAATCTTTACAAATTGTATGAATTTATCTGTGTCTACATTGCCATTTAAAGCTGTAAACTTTGCAATGTCTTTGGTTGTTATGAATAGTGCTTGTGCCATGTTATCTTACGTCTGATGGTAAATTAGGATTATTAGGACTAAAGCCTTTTAACGGCATATCGTTTGGCTTCATAGAGACCTCTCTTTCTCCAACGTTTATTGGATTGTACCCAAACTTTCTAGCTTTGCCAGTGCTTACTGTTGGGGCTAGTGGACTATTAGCGTCAATCGTTCTAGACTTAGACATATATGTACGTCTTTGCCACTTGTGACGGCATCGAGGTCCTCCCTTGTATAGCCATATTGAGTAGACTGCAGCTCCACCCTCTCCAAAGCCTTTATTTACTTCTTGAGAACCCATCATCATAATGTCCTCTTTTCTGTAAATCTTATTAGAAGCAGTCATCTTATTACAGAACTCACGCTGTCCAGAGCCTTCTCCTACATACTTGTACCTTACTTTAAAGTAGTTACCATCTACTTGCTTATCTTGTGCGCTCTGTGCGTTAGGTCTAGCCGTTCCAGTACTTGCCAATTTTATTAGTGCGTTCTTAACTTTGTCGATTGTAGACTGTCCAAAGTCATTAAACTGCTTATCTAGCTCTTCCTCTTCATCGTAGTTAACCTCTCTTGAGTCGATTAACTCCCAGTCATCACTTTCCTCTTCTCCTAAAGTATCTAAGAAGCTGGTAAGTTTAGTATTATCTTCTAGTACTGTTTCTACTTCTTCTCTTGTCTGTAAAAGGTTAAGATTTTCAAAGTATAATTTTAAAGATATTCCGTTAAATGCTAGTATCTCGTCTATTGCATCTATTAAAAGCTCTTGGTGTGGTTTTACTGTCTGATTGTAGAAGAACTTTGTAGCTACTTCTATCTCATCTCCATTAGAACTAAATCCGCTGTTTGCTGTCGTTATTCCTACAATCATTGGACTAACTACGTTATGATTGTTTAGTATCTTAGCTTGTGCCTCAGTACTCAAATAAGTGTAGTGTTCTGGAGCGTTGTTTAGTGGTATATCTTCGACTGTTGTTTTCTCTTCTTGGTTGTCGTTAAATGCTATAATTACCTTATCACCTTGCGCACCAGTTAACTGTCCTTTTACTTTGTTAGCTATCAATCTCTGTTGCTCTTCGCTTGGGGTTCCTGAATTAAAGTTGACCACCTTAGTTCCAGAGAATCCATTTTGGGTATCATTGATGAGGTAGTTACTTATTTCTTCTTCAAGTACACAGTAAGGTATACACGCTTGGTAGTCTACTTCTGAGAAGTATTTAAGGTCGATTGAGTCTTTACCATAAACCAAAAATTCAATAGACTCTTTTGAAGTTCCGAAAGCTGGTATTCTCTTAGGTGGAAACTTCTTAGTATCTGACCAATTATCTGAGTAGTAGTACGCCTCTATTTCTCCATCTTCGTTACATTTAGCTGGGCGAACGTGTTTAGTCTTTACAGCTTCAACTCTAATTACCTTAGTGTGCTTTTCATCGAAGATACATTGTAAAACTCCACAGCCTAGCATATACTCATTTAAGGATAAAGCTCGTAACGTCTTAGGCTTAAAAAGTGATTTCATTTGTGCGAACTCGTTAGGCTTTTTTGAAGCGTTTGAAGCGTTCAATCCTTTGCCGTAAATTAACCGAGCTACATTATTGATAATTGAGTTGTTCGTTGTGCTGTTTTTATATCGGTCAATCAAAAACTCATAGTGGTCATTATTGACTCCGTATTCTACCCAGTCATTTTTAGAATCTTCTATAACGTCTGGCTGTGAATAGGTCGAAAGTTCTAAAATATGTATATTCTTTTTGTCGCTCATTAGTCAATAATTACAAATTCGTTGTTAGTCTCATTCTGTACGTACTCATCTTTGTTAATAGTGTAGTCTTTTACTACTTGATTTGTGCAGAATATCTTATCCTTATATACTATGTCTGTGCCGTTTAAAACTGTCAGAGTATAAAACCTACCTTCTACGAGAGTAAGTACCTCAGAAACGCTTAAATAGTATCTATCTACTACTGGAGTAATAGCTATTGTGTCGCTTGTGTTCTCTGCTTCATCAGTTATAACCATACTATCTGCTGTCAAAGTTCGTGGTATAAACTTAAACGATTGAGATAGTAATGACTCTCTTAGTATTATCATACTTATATAACTAAAAAAAAAGAATTTGTTTTAAATAAAAAAACCCCTACCAAAAGGTAAGGGCTTTAAAAGATTGTTTTGTTGATTATGAGTTAATAACCAATCCAGCCGTTACAAGTCCAGCCTCATCTGTTGCTTCAAAGAAGTTTGCTGGGATACGCTCTTGTGCAGTAAGAGTGATTGTATATCCAGACATATCTCCCATAGCAGCGCCAGTAGCAATAGTACCACCAGTTACTTCTGCACCATGCTCTAAACCACAGTAAAAGAAATTGTTGTTATGGTCTTTTACAATGATATGAGGACGACCGAAAGATAACAATTTAACTTCTTTATGAGTAGCTAAGTCTTGTTTCTTTAGAGACAAGTTTAATACTTGTTCGAAGAAAGTAGTACCGTTATCTCTTGAGCTTGTGATAGTTTGCTCGAAAGAAGACGTACCTTTTAATTCGTATTTGTAGCAGTCGATACCAGTTCCGAGAACTTCGATAACGTCTGTATTTGTTGTATCGTAAACGATACCAGAAAGAGGAGCGTCTTCGTAATTGATGAAGTAAATTGCATCCAATCCACCTACTACATCTTTACAAGGCTCTATTCTGCCTAATGATAAGTCACATGACATATTTTTAAAGTTTTTATATAAAAAAAAGGGAAGGCATTTTACCTCCCCTCTTTCTATTGGTTAATAATTAATTCTTAGATTCCGTAAGTTACAACGTCACCAGCGAAAGCGTACTGAACTCCAGCGGTCATGCGCATTATTACGCGACAGTTCTGAGAGCCATCCAAATCGCTCATATCCAGTACTTTAACTTCTTGTGAGTCAGAAGCCAAACCAGTTCCAAAGTACAAGTTATCTTTAACTGTACAGATAGCTGTATCGTCAGACATTCCGTTACACATAAACAATGGAATACCATCGAACATTAAATCTCCGAACATTTGGTTGTTACCTTGTGCGTTAACACCAGCAGCTCCAAGTCCGTTAGCTCCGAATCCACCAAGTGAACGTACGTAAGCTCTGTAAACGTTAGAAGAAACGTAAAGAGTAAGTCCTTCTTCTCCGTACAAACGTGTAGGAATTGCGTCTACTACTTTCCCAAGTTCAGCGATTACGTTACCAGCGTCAACTCCTCCAGCGATTGCTGCGATTTGCTGTGCAGCTGGAAGCTCAGCGTCTGCTGCTAATAATACCTCGAATCCGTCGAATTCTCCAGCGTTAGCGTTAACTCCTTGCCAGATGTTTTGTTCCATCTTACCAGCTACTTTAGCTGCTACGTGTCCAATTAAGAAATCAGCGAAAGATGCTGGAAGCTCATCGAATGCAGAATATCCCATTTCGATTGCGTCCCAATCTGAACGGAAATCTTCCTTACAAAGTTGCAAGTTAACTTGGAAAGTTTCTGGCTCAAGAATCTTCTCATCCAAAGTAAGTGTAGAAGTTGCTGAGAAGTCACAAGAACCATCTGCTAACAAATCGTCAGTAGATACTCTTTTCAATACTTCTTTAAACTTTACATTTGGTTTTACTGTAATACCACCGTTCTCGATAGTGTTAGCACTCAATAGTGCTGCTGCTACATATCCAGCTGCTTTTTCTCCAGCGTATGTAGTTGTAATGTTTGTTGTTGTTGCCATTTTTGTTGTTTATTAAAAAAATTATTATTTATTCAATTTTGCTATTTTGCTCATTACAGAATCAGTAGTACCTCTCTTTCTTTTGTTTCCGAAAGTGTGAAGTTTTACTTCTGCTTTTGGCTCTGGATTGTGAGCGATAGGC